TCAACTCCAGCCTGTTAAAAACTGTCGCAATCCTTGGTTACAGTTCAAACGTGAGTTTGTTTTAGCGCTACGCTCGCAGAGCGTCTGCCGTGATGTAGGAGTTGCACTAGCTTGGTTCTATCAACACCCACATCGTGATGATTGGGTCGCCTCATAAATTCACGCAAAGCGTGTGTCTCGAATCTGCGACCGTAGGGAGCAAGCCTATGCAGCTATCTGAAGCTTCAGGATTAGTCTGGAAAATTATCCAAGGAATGCCTATTGAAGTGTTTGATGATGATTCTGGAGAAATCTGGGAAAACGATACTTGGGAACTTGTAAGATCTCGCACTGAAGGAGACTTTACAGGTTCTCGCATCATTGGTTCAGCTAATCTAGTCACTGCCCTTAATATTCTTCATCAAAAACTAATTATCAAAAGTGCTGTTAATAACCAGTATGTACCTTCCGGCGACCAAAGCTTAGAATTATTTTCAGAAGTCATGAACAGTCTTCAACAACGAAAACTTATCCGTAAACGCCCTGAAAAAGTAAGAGAAACTTTTAAGATCGTATAATGATAAATCTTGTATATGAACATGAATGGAAACCTAATATCTGGTTTCCTAATCTTACTGGTCATCTTAAAACTGATATTCACTATTGTCATAAATATAAAAGACAAATTCCGTGGATGTTTCAGTTTTTTCTTCCTGACATCCGTATAATCTCACCTGATGAAATTGATACAGTTGATTCATTTATATACCCTGTGTTAATGCAAGAACCTTACCTTCAAATCAGAACTCTTATCAATAACCCCCATGAAGACTTTGGTTTTTGGTCTTATATAGATGAGCGTGTAGTTAATTCTTTAAAGCGGGGAAAAGGACGGGTAATAATTGATGCCTCTATGGAGCCTCCTAATCGTTATGATATTGAACAGCTTATAGCATCTTTAGATGACTGCACTCAAGTTCCTAACGACAGATTACATCTGAATATTAGTGATCAACGATTTGTAGATCATAATCGAATTCACTGTTTTCCTAGTTTTTTAGAACTTCATTTCTGTGCTAGGCATATGTATGACCCTCATAATACTTTTACTTTAGAAACTAAAGGTAAGAATAAACATTTGAGATTCAATATTCCTCTAGATTATGAAAGTCCTAATATTCCAGAAATTGAAGAATATCACTTTGATTACCCTAGAAAAAGATTTTTATTACTTAATAAGCGTACAGATAAACATATTGGCGCTGTACTCATTAATACTTTATTGGAGCAAAATGACTTATTAAGTAAAGGTTTAGTAAGTGTTGACTTTCAAGGAGAGTTTCTTCCTGAGACATATGAAGCTCTACAAGATGATTGTAATGATTCACGACTAAAAGATTTAAATATTGAACCACTTACTTCTGGTAAACATCATACTACAGACGATTTTTTAGTTATTTCTAAAGCAATGGATGCGATAGATTTTAACTTAGTTATAGAAGCATATTTTTCGGATAATGTTATAGATTGGCCTTTAATAACTGAAAAAATATGGCGAAATATAGCTTGTAAAAAGCCCTTTGTTGTTATTGGACAAAAAGACACACTTAAATGGTTCAATCAACTGGGTTATCAGTCATTTCATCCAATGATTAATGAAACTTACGATCAAATACCTAGTGACTATGAACGTTTTATGAGAGCTTTTATTGAGGCTAAAAAAGTAATTGAATCAAGTAGTTCTGAAATGAAGTCGTTATTAAATGACTGTGAGCCTATATTTTTACATAATCAAAAAAACTTTGAAAATAGAGTGTTAGACTTGAGGGAGTTTTTGGATGAAAAAGTATGATAAAAGTAAATTCTTTAACATAACTGAGTTTACAGACTACAAATTAAACTATTGGGCAGTTCCTAAATGTGGTTGTACGGCTGTAAAAGCTGCACTTGCAAAGCAAAAAATATTTGATGAGTCTTCTACTGATTACTACTACATACATCACAACTTAAACTTGACTTACATAACACCGAGTTATGCAGAAGTTAACGGTAACTTTAATATTTCAGTTGTTCGCTCTCCTTATCGCAGGTTGTTAGCCTTATATAAACATTTTGCTCTCCGGGACACTGAACGCTGTTTAGAATTAGATCCTAATATAAACTTATCTAGAGTTCATAATCTAAATTATTTTTTACATTATTTACTCGATGAGCGTGATTTAGAAGACTGTAATCACCATTTTCAACCCATTTATCGCTTCTTATGTTCTGATAATTTTATTATAATACCTAAATTAATATATGACTTTGACGAAGATTTATTTAGCCTAACACATTTGTTAAAAGCTCATGGTTGTACATTAGAAAGAGCTAATGTTTCTAACATGGAAATATCTCTCAGTCGTAGTCAAAAAAGTTTAATAGCAGATCGCTATTATACAGACTTCAACCTTTTTAACTTTGAGGAATAAAATGGAACCAGCACTAAAACAAGAAGTACGTAAAGAAATTTCACGCATCGTAGACTTGATGATTCAAGGGGAATCAATTCGAGAATCTATTGCAGAGCTAAAAAAAGATATTAAAACTGAGTATGGATTACCTGTCGCTACTATCACTAAAGTAGCTACTATTGTTCGCAAAAATTCTCTTGAAGAAGAAGAGGAAAAATGGGATGAAATTAAAGAGTGGGTAGATGCCTGCTCTTAATGCATCAGGGCATTACACACCTCCTTCTGGTACTCATAAGACTATCTACGTAACTGGAGATTCTTGGTCTGCCGGAGAGTGGGATAAATCTAAAGGCGATGACATAAACTTTCATGCGAGAGACCACTCATTTTCAAGGTATTTATCTTATACAGATAAATATAAGATTATACATTGTCCTTTTCCTGGTTGGGGTGACATAGTTGCCCTAGACCATCTTAAGATGAGACATGATTTAGATGAGATTGATTACATCATTTTTGTTAAAACTTGTGCTACTAGAAGTTTTGTGAACTTTAAGAAAGATGCAAATCCAGAGCTATATGGAGATCCACATATCTTTCGCAAGATTAGCTTTATTAATAACTATATTTATAGAAACCTAAAAAAATATAAAGATAAATTAATCTTAATAGGAGGTATTGAACGTATCAGAGATAACTTTGAATGTTTTTACAAAATTCCTAGTATCACAGAATTTCTTTATCCTGATTTTAAAGATTCAGAATATTTTGGTGATATAAAATACTTGGAGCAATTTATTGAAGAGGATAAAGTGGGTGTAGACGCCCTTTTAACTCACTCAATAGGTAAGATTAAGTTTTGGAATGATAATCCAGATATGTTTTACCCTGACGGCGCGCACCCTAACAGGTACGCACATAAGCTTTTAGCAGACCATATTGACGATCTTCTTAGCAAGCGTTAAATGACTTCTAGCTCCTGCATGTGATTTATCGGGGGCAAAGTCGTCGTGCTTTTCTAAGTCTAGATGATACTCTATGTAATCGTCAGTTAGTTCTTTTAGAAGTGGGTGTAAATGGGGAAAACAACAATGGTGTATAAAACGTATATTGGCTCGTTGACACAATAATATTTGTTTCGCTACTGCCCCACTCCATAGCCTTCTTACTAACTCTTCATCCGAGTAATATAACATTCCAGCTGCGTGCCACGCGGCTTGGTGCTTTTTATCTTCTGACCTACGATTAGCTAAAATTTGTTCAGAGAGTATCCAGTTTCTATAGTACTTTTCATTTTTAAGCACGTGATTTGCGACTATGAATCCTTGAGTTATGTTGTTTCTTACATCCCATACTTGCCACCTATATTCGCTTGTATGGCCTACTACAATCAAATCAGGTTTTAACTTGACAGCTTCCTCAACTTGTGCTGTAATAAGGTATTCAGATGCACCACTTTGAGAAAGATTAGTTAATTTATCAGATTTTAATAACTTTTGAAGTTGGTAAGGATATGCTTGAGAACTATTCTCAAGGCCTTCGCCTTTTGTAAAACTATCTCCGCAGGTTACTATGTACATTAATAATGAAATCTTTGTTATGGGTAATTCTTGGTCTATGCAAAATGATGAGGCCAACTTTACGGTATTTGACATACTAGGCTTAAAAAATCGCTGGGAAGAAACTGGAGCCAGTATCGATGTTCAAGCTGATTTTATCATACGAAACGAACTTGTCAAGGATTTTAAGGTTATCTGGTTAGTGGGGCATCATCACAGAGCAGACCCTACAGGTGAGCATAAATATCTATTACCCTATCCGTATGGTTCAGAAGACCCTTGGGGGGACTTGACTAGGAAACTTTGGTTTAAAAAGTTTACTAAACTAAAATGGTACTGGCGTACTCATGTATTATTTGTATTGTCCGTTTTAAATACTTGTACTCCAGACAATCTTATGATTGTTCCTATTTATCGCCCCTGTGTTATAGAAGATCCGTTGATACAAGGGCATCCCTGCATATGGAATCAATATTTAAGAGATTTTGCGAAGAAAGAGGGTGAGTATGCTGGATATGCAGGTCATATGAATCAAAAAGGGCATTTTGCACTTGCACCCTTACTTGCTAAAGAGGTTTATGATAGATGGAAGATTACATTGACCCAGAATGGGCCGACGCAGTTACTGTCGGGTTCTCAGAATCAATAGCTAAGAGTTCTACAAAGTTAGTAGACTATTGCTCTAAAAACTACACTAGGTACGGTCATCAGTGGAGATGTGATGTAGCTGATAAAGTTGCAATTTTATTAAAACCAGGAGAAGGTTATGAGTGGCATTTTGATAACCTAGATTATTCTCATGGGAGACTTACTTCTTCTAGAGCAAGTCGTTTTTGGACGCATATTGTTTATCTTACTGAGGGTAAGCCTTTTGAAATAGGTACTTGGAATCCGAAAAATGAGAGAGTTTTACAGACAGATTTTTCTGCACCAGAACCCGATAAGATAATAGCTAGAATATACCCTAAACCAGGCAAAACCATGTATTTTCCTTGTTTTATGGTTCATAGAATTCAACCAGTAGTGGATAATTACAGATGGGCTTTTGTGGATTTTGTAAGCTCTCCTAACTACTTAGGTAAAACTAAAAAAGATTTAACCTCAATATTTAATAGGTACTTTGATGAACATACTAGGAGTCAGCTGCTATCACCACGATAGTGCAGCAGCAGCATTAAAAGATACTCATATTTTAGGAGCTTCTCACGAAGAACGCTTTACTCGTAAAAAATATGATAATTCATTTCCAATCAATACTATATCGTGGTTACAGAATGCGTGGGAAGATTTTGAATTTGCTGCTTTTTATGAAGAATCTACATATTCTGATTTTAAATCAGA